TGGTATGGAAGTTGAAGTTCCGTTCCCAGTTGAAATTGAAGTCGGGGATAACTTGTACACTAAGCACGTAGTTCACACTAACTAAGGAGAGCAATATGAAGACCAATGACATTAGGGCGCTAGTCGCCAAAGCAACGGAGATGGAAGACCAGACCGTTGTTACTACCTTTACTGGTGGCTCTCTTGCTACCGAAGGGAAAACCGTAGGCCGCTTTGTGGAGTACGTTGAACTCGGTAAGCAGCCACGTAAGTACAATGGCAAGCCGAAAGACCCGGCTGACCAAGTGCGTCTTGTGTTTGAACTGAATGGCCCGAAGAACCGCAAGGACATCGAGCATGAAGGCGAGACCAAGACTATCACTGAACGTATCTACTTGACCCTTACGAAGTCGAATAGCGACAAGTCCGGCTACTATAAGTTGCTCGACAAGATGCGTTATGGTCGTGAAGACATTACTCACATGGCACAGATGCTCGGTGAAGGTTTTGTCATCACGGTTGTTCACCGTAAGTCCGATGATGGTAAGAAGACGTATGCTAACGTCTCTGGCCCCGGTGGTGCATGGTTCATTGACCCACCGTTCAATGAAGATGCTGTGACGAATAAGCGTACTGCGTACAAGATTCCTGAACCGTCTGCTGACGTTAAGGTGTTCTTGTTCAATGTACCTACTCAGGAGTCATGGGATTCTCTGTTCATTGACGGTACGTTCGAAGATAAGGACGACAAGGGCAACAAGCGCAGTAAGAGTAAGAACTTCATCCAAGAGACGATTATGAAAGCTACGAACTTTCCCGGCTCTGAGCTTGAAGCAATGCTTGCTGGTGGTATTGAAACCCATGTAGATGAAGATGAAGAAGTGACAGAAGAACTCGAAGCTTCCGAAGAAGTTGAAATGGAACTTCAGGAAGAAACAATGGAAGTCGAAGAGGAACTCGAAGTCGCGGCTCCGGCTGTACTTCCACCCCCGTTCAAGAAAGTTGCGGGGAAGACTACTACGGTAGCCAAGCCTGTAACTAAAGCTCCTATTGTAGCTAAGGCTAATGCAGCAGTCTCTAAGGTTGCTGTTGCAACTAAGGTAGCTCCTAAGCCTGTAGTTAAGGCAGCTAAGAATAACGTGGTCAAGATGAACGGCGCAAAGACTGCCCCGGCTGCTGACCCGTTCGAAGCATTAGGTCTGTCGGAGTAACCAACAGTAGAGGAGGATACTATGGAAATTAATGGAATTGACTTAAGTAATCTGCCCTCTGAAGTCCGCCCGACTATTGTTGTACCTAAGGTAACACCGGGTCGTGTGTTGCATATTGATGCAGACTTCTTAGCCTATCAAGTCTCTTACGATGATGAGAAGGGCTTACCTGATATGAAGCATAACTGCGATGTTGCTATCGAGAAGTTACGGCTTATGTCGGGGGCAGAGCACGCTCAGCTACACCTCACTCCGAAGCAATCGGATAAAGGTGGTAGGTACGAGATTGCTCTGCTGAAGGAGTATCAAGGTAACCGCAAGGATAAGCCTAAGCCTAAATTCTTAGCCCACATGAGGGCATGGATGCACCAAGAGCGAGGTGCTATCATGCACTTGACCAAGGAAGCAGATGATGGTATTGCTATGGCCCAATATTTAGCTATTGCTAAGGGCGACCAGAACCTATCCATTATCGCTACAAAGGATAAAGACCTTTGTATGATTCCGGGTCTTGCCGTGAACTGGGATACAGGCCAGATTACTGATACAGGCACTAAGCCTTTCGGTAGTCTTTGGCTAGATGATAACAAGAAGCAGAAGAAACTAAGAGGACGCGGTACAGCGTTCTTTTGGGCACAGATGCTGATGGGAGATGCAGCAGATAATATCTCTGGTCTCCCTAAGGTAGTCTCTGCACCGTGGGCTATGAAAGCACCAAAATCTGTAGGCCCAGTTATGGCTTATGACATCCTCGGTAACGTCAAGAACAATCGGGATGCCTTTAACATTGTGCGAACATTGTATAAGGAAACTGGTGACGTACTTGGTTACATTAATTATAGAGACGGTTCTTCGGTTCCGTTCGGCAAAGCATTCCAATCGGAAGCCCAACTTACGTGGATGCGCCGTAACGATAATCCGAATGACGCTCTTGAATGGATGCGAGAGGAATGTCTATGAAACTGCATGGTGTTACTAAAGTACAGATACCTTGGACGGATGCTGAAGGTATGCGTCAATGGTCTGTACTAACTTTCCGTGGTACAGTAGACCGCAGACGGGTTTGGAGAGAAGCAAGGAAGTTCATTGAACGGAACTTCAAGAAGAGTGTACGGGCAGCATATCTGCGTAGCCTACCTCTTATCAATACTTACGACGACCGTGTAGAAATCAAGGACGATGTGTACAAGGAATTTGTAGAGGCTTTTATTCAACGGATGCAAGATGAAACTGAAGACGGAACAGATTCCGAAAGTCAGGCAGTTACTTCTAGCTAAGAAGCAAGAAGGACGGTGCGCTATATGCCGCATACGTCTGACGAAACAAGACGAGAACCAATGCCTAGACCATTGCCATGTAACTGGCTTAGTACGAGGAGTACTTTGTCGGAACTGCAATGGGATTGAAGGTAAAGTATTTAATCTAGCTAGACGAGCTAAGCGTGACGGTACACCGGAGTGGTGGCTGCTTCGCTTACTCGACTACTGGAAGTACCATAAGGATAATCCCTCACAAGTCTTCCATCCAGTTCACAAGACTGCTGATGAGAAGCGCGTGGTTAAAAACAAACGCGCTCGTTTGAAAAGACGACGAGCAAAGAGGAGCTAATGCCAACAATACAGGAACAGATTGAGCTAGAGAAGCGTATGGTCGCATACGGTGTAACCCGTTATAGGAACTCCGTAAGCAACGCTGAAGAACATGGTCGTGCTGCTGATACTCAGTACGCTCAGAAGTTAATGCAAGAGTTCATCGAGCCTGTTGCTAAGGCAATCGAAGAGTTCACGTTAGAGGTTCGTGCTGGTGCTAAGGCAAAGTACCGGGAACTCCTACGGATGGTGGAAGCAGATACCGCAGCCTACTTAGGGTTACGTGCTTTGTTCAACCACTTTACGAAGGACGAGCCTCTAGCTACTCTCGCTACCCATATCGGAACAATGATTGAGGATGAAGTGAAGTTCCGTGTCTTCAACAAGAAGCACGGAGATTACTACAACGCAATCATTAAAGACTTCAAGAACCGTGGGACGAAGAATTATCGTCACATGCACAGGGTACTTACATACAAGGCTAACGAATATGGCCTCGTGTGGAAGTCTTGGAGTATCCCCGATAAGGCTGCGGTAGGAACAAAGGTCATCGACTGTATATTACAGAGCACTGACCTCATCGAGAAGAAAGCGGTACGCAAGAAGAAGAAGCTTCATGCTGTCGTTGTGCCTACAACTATGGCCCTAGATTGGGTTAAGAAGTACATCCAGTACGCTGAGATGCTTAACCCAGATAGAGTACCTTGTATCATTCCACCCGACCCTTGGACTTCTCTCGACCAAGGAGGTTACTATACACCTCAGGTACGCCAACGTACTCAGTTGGTGAAGACGAGAAGCAAAGAGCATATTAAAATGTTTACTGGTGATATAAGTAATATCACGAGTGCAGTTAATATTTTGCAACGGGTTCCTTGGAAGATTAATACTCAGGTGCTAGATACCCTCAAGCAGGTATGGAGCCAAGCCTTACCTATCGGACTACCTCAGTCAGAGCCGTATATCATTCCTGCGTGTCCTATCTCAAAGGACATCAAGAAACAAAATATGTCTCCTGAACAGCGTGAGCGTTTCGATGAGTGGAAGACTGAAGCCCGTATGATTCATACGATGGAGAAGGAACGTGTCTCTAAAGGATTTCAAGTTGTCAGAGTTCTTAGACTTGCTAACGAGTTCAAGAAGTATGATAAGTTCTGGTATGTTTACCAAACAGACTTTAGAGGGCGTATCTACGCAACTGTATCTGGACTATCTCCCCAAGGCCCAGACTTCGCCAAAGCCCTAATCCACTTCGGAGAAGGGAAACCACTTGGGGAAGTCGGTGCGTACTGGCTAAAAATTCATGGTGCCAATACGTATGGTAAGGACAAGATTAGTTATGAAGAACGAGTAGCTTGGATTGATAAGAACGAGAAGGTCTTCGTAGAGATTGCGAAAGACCCGATACGCTACAAACATATCTGGGCTGAGGCAGATAAGCCTTGGCAGTTCTTGGCCTTCTGCTTTGAGTACCTGAGATACAATCTTGAGGGTGATAGCATGGTATCGCACCTACCTATTGCACTTGATGGCTCATGTAACGGACTACAGAACTTCTCTGCGATGCTTAAGGATGAAGTCGGTGGCGCAGCTACTAACCTCGTTCCGTCCGACAAACCTTCCGACATCTACACAGAGGTATCTAAAGTATGTACACTAAAATTACGCAATCACAGTTCCGACTTAGCGAAACTATGGCTACAGTTCGCGGACTCTACAAAAGAGAAATCGTTACCACGGAGTATAGCGAAGAAACCCGTTATGACCCTTCCGTATGGCAGCACCCAACAGTCATGCCGGGAGTCGATATACAAGTTTATCGTGGACGAAGCCCCAAGCTTCTTCCCCAAGGATAAGCGGTTCAAGCTATCCGTGTTCTTAACTCCTATACTCTGGGAGTCGATTAGCGAGGTCGTGGTGGCTGCTAGTCGGGCTATGGAGTGGATACAGGCCAGTGCCTCTATCGTCTCTAAGGCCAACAAGCCCCTCATCTGGTGGACTCCCTTAGGGTTCCCAGTGTACCAAGACCGTAAGAAGGTTGAAGTACGTCAAATCCACACAGAGCTTAACGGACACTTCCGGCTCAGGCTTGCTCTTGATACCCATACCATAGATGCCCAGAAGCAGCGTCTAGGGGCCAGCCCTAACTTCGTGCATAGTATGGATGCCTGTCATCTAATGATGACCCTGCATCGAGCCTTTGCCTCTGGGGTGCGTTCCTTTGCCTGTATCCATGACGACTATGGTACACATGCCTGTGATACTGAGAAGCTACATACGTCCATCCGAGAGGCTTTTGTTAACCTTTACGAAGATAACAACCCTTTGTTGGACTTCAAGCTAATCAACGAGAGTACCTACAATCTGGAGCTACCAGATTTACCCCCTGTAGGTGACCTAAACATCAATGAAATCAAGGACTCCCGCTACTTTTTCGGTTAATCTGACTCGTATATAGTAAGACTAATCGGAGAGTTCATTGAAGACAGGATTTAATGACCTTACCGACGAGGACAAATTGGCACTAGCCATTGAGTACAAAGCTCATGGTACAGCCTTACCGGAAGAACTCCGGCTGTTCCTCGTCCGGTATGAGTTACTAGACCTCGTAATGAATCCGCAGGACGAGCATGAAAAATAGACGAATTTACACGGTTGAACTTCCGTCAGTTAGTAAAGAGTTCGCACAGACCCTAGACAAGACATTCCCCGCGATTGTACCTAAGCCCGGTGTTACACTGGATACGCTTATGTACAACGCGGGTATTCGTGTTGTTGTAGAGCACGTTCTTAAACATGCTGTAGGGACACGGACGAACATTAACCGGACGGTTAAGAATGAGACTTGATGCGTGGGACTTCAGAGTAAGTGATGTACTTACAGTCGCTAAGACTTTTATCCAAGAGTCCCAGCATCCTGTCACGTATTCACCAGAAGGATTGGCGTATGTGTGGCGGGTATTTAATGACCCGAACTCAGCCATCCTACTAAATTATCAGAACGACGAGATAGCTGGTGTAGCTATTGTAACGAGGTCTACGGACTTCTGTGCAGAGTACATGGGGTATCTCATTAAGTTCTACATTATGCCTAGTGGACGAAAGACGAGGGCAGCTAGAGAGTTGATGCAGGAAGTAGTACAGTGGTTCGATACCAACGAGTGCGTTACTTCCTTTGGCTCAGCCGCAGCAGGAATTGGACAAGACCAAGCTTATATTAATTTGCTCTCGAAGTTTGGTTATAAAGAATTAGGTAGAGCAATGGTAAGGGAGAAACAATGAGTGATATGATTGGCGGTCTGTTTGAGACTGTCGGTAGCATTCTTGGATTCGGGAAGAAGCCAGAGATGCCTTCTATCCCCGCAGCCAAGATTCCCGCAGCACCCGCCTCTGCTATCAAGCAGGATACAGGCGCTCAGGTTGTGCTGGGAACAGCAGATACAAAGAACCAGAGAGTTTCTGGTCGTACTCGTAAGAGTGCAACAGGTGGGTCAGGTGACGTACTTGGTGGATTAGGTCGAAGCGGCCTTAACATCTAAGAGGCTGTACAATGGCAACCTATAAAAAGACAGACGAGAAGAAGTCTAAGAAGAAAAAGTCGTATAAGCTTAAAGCACGATTCGAGAAGCTGCATGGTAAGAAGGGCGATATACTTCGCCGTACTGAAGACTATGCTATGTGGACGCTACCTTATCTCTTCCCGCCTACAGGCACTAAACATGCTGAGATGCAGGGTTCGCTAGACAGCACAGGCGCTAGAGCAGTCAACCACCTTAGTAATAAGGTAACTATGACGATGTTCCCAGCGCATCAGCCCTTCTTCAGATTAATGGTCGCTAACGACATTATGAAGGAATTTAAGGTACGCGCCGACGAAGGCGACGAAGATGCCCAGATGTGGCTCGACAACCTAGACGGTATTCTTGCAGATGCAGAAAAAGATGCAATGCAGGAACTGGACTATAACACGTACCGAACTGAAGCTACTATGGCTTCAAAGTTATTGATTGTAACAGGCAATGCTTTATTGTACCATCCTGAGAAGGAAGACAGTAAAGCCCAGACATACAATCTACGCGACTATTGCATAGTACGAGATTTATCCGGTAACATGATTGAACTAATTACACGCGACAGCAAAGCTCTATCCACTTTCTCTGATGAGATTAAGGATGCTTTACGGGCAGCGAACGGTAGTAAGTACGATAAGGAAGATACCGATGTTACTCTGTATACATGCGTTAAGCTTGAAGATGACGGTAAGTTCCATCTCCAACAGGATATTGAGAACGTAAAGTTAGATTCAGAAGGCTCATGGCCTCTAAAAGATTTACCGTGGATTCCGCTTACGTGGAACCTTGTACGTGGTGAAGACTATGGGCGCGGCTTAGTTGAAGACTATGCTGGTGCATTCCATTCCCTGTACGTACTTAATGCGTCACTTGTAGATGTCATCGGCATTGCTGCGGACATCAAGTTTCTCGTTAATCCGAACAGCGTCTTAGACGTTAAGGCACTAAACGATTCAGAATCCGGTACGTATCACTCCGGCGCAGAGGGAGATGTTACGACTGTACAGATAGATAAGGTGAACGACATTAAGCTCGTCATCGAGGCTATTGACAGGTTTCAGAAACAAATTGGTCAAGCATTCCTACTGAACAGCGCGGTGACCCGCGATGCAGAACGTGTAACGGCTGAAGAAATTCGGTACGTAGCACAGGAGCTTGAACTATCACACGGCGGTATCTACTCACGGTTCGCTGTAGAGTGGCAGTACCGTACTGCAAGATTACTACTTAAGAAGGTAGATATTAACCTAGATAATAAAGCTATTCTTCCACAGATTATCACTGGTCTCGACTCATTGAGTCGTGCAGGTGACCTCGACAACTTACGCATGATGGTCTCTGACCTCTCTATGCTTGATGCTGTACCGGAAGAAATCAGGGCTGGTATTAACCCAATTAAGTTCGCAAGTTTTGTTGGCACTCGGCGTGGTGTTGATTACGAGAAGTTCCTGTATACACAGGATGAACTGAACGCTAATCGACAAGCAGAGATGCAACAGCAGCAAGCTATGATGGCACAACAGGAAGCAGCTAAGGCTGCGGGTGGTGTCGCACAGGAAGCTGGGAAACAAGCCATGAAGGAGGAATAACGTGGCAGATGAAGTTGTAAAGCCTACCGCTATTGAAGTACAGGGTGCTAAGGCATCTGACTTAGATGACGGTCAAGGTACAGGTGGTGCTCCTAAGGCACCGGAGGCAGTGAATACTCCTCCGGTCAAGGAACCCACCGCAGAAGAAAAGGCCGCTACTGAGAAGAAGGCAGCGGACGATAAGGCAGCAGAAGATGCTGCTCTTAAAACTAAGGAAGATGAAGCTGCGCTTGAGGATACCACTCAAGAGGATGCTGGCCCCAAAGACTTCGCTAAGTATGATGATGAAGCTGCTCAGGCAGTTATCTCTGTGCTTAAGGATGCTGGCGTCACTCCCAAGGAAGCTGATTCGTACTTCTCTAAAGCCGTGCAAAGTGGTAAGCTCGAAGACATTGATGTTGCCGGACTGACTGCTAAGGTAGGCAAAGAAAAAGCAAGCCTCGTACTTATTGGGGCTAAGGACTACTACAACCGTAACATGGCTGCTACTAAAGAAGTAGTTGAAGCTGCGTACACGGAAGTTGGTGGTCAGGAGAACTATACTAAGGTAAGGGACTACTTCCGCAAGGCAGTAGAGACTAAGCCTGAGTTGGAATCTACTCTCAAAGAGTGGAACCAGATGTTCGACTTGAATAAGAAGACTGCTCTAGTAGCGGTCAAAGAGATGGTCAAGCTCTACAACGAAGACCCCAAGAATCGGTCACTCCAGATTCGTATGGTAGAAGGCGACACCGCCGCTACCTCTACGTCCGATGGTGAGAAGCTTAGCCGTAATGACTACCTAGCGAAAGTTAAGGTTGCTCAGGATAAGCGCGACTTCGAGGAAGTTGCCCGACTACGGGCAGTACGTGCAGCAAGCCGCCGATAAGGTTTGTCTGTTGACTACTCAGCCTAATGCCGGGTAGTAGATATTATATTAATTTGTACAAGGAGTACATGAATTATGTCAGGTTTACCGACAGATTCTTCACATCTGAGTGATGTCGATACCTCCCTCATGCTCGATGAGTATGGTGGTGAAGTAGAATCGCAGTTTGCGAAGAGTTCAATTATGCGGGAGTTCGTTAAAGTCCGTCCCGTCCTCAATACTGATACCATTGTCAACAACCGCGTTGGCCGCACTGAACTCAAAGCTCTCGTTCCGGGTGTTCGCCCTGACGCTGGTGCTACGGGCTTCGGCAAGGTTTCGCTGACCGTTGATACTGTTATCTTGGCTCGTGACAACCGTTCGATGCTGAATGAGTTTCAGACTCACTTCGATGCTCGTATGGAACTGGCACAAGACCACGGTAAGGAACTGGGTAAGTTCTTTGACCAAGCGTTTATCATTCAGGCCATTAAGGGTGCGAAGCAAGCTGCTCCGTCCTTCACTGGTCATAACGGTGCCTTCGGTGCTGGTAAGAATGTAGAACTCGCTGGTGCAGGTGATGAGCTTGACCCCGATAAGTTGGCTGCTGCTATTACTGGCATCCTCGTGGACATGGAAGAAGAAGACATCGACATCACTGAAGTCGTGACCTTCGTTCGTCCCGCAGAGTTCAAAGTCCTTCTGGACAATGACAAGCTGCTGAGCCGCGACTATGCTGCTGGCAACGGTGACTACGCTAAGGGTCTCGTTTACGAAATCTACGGCTCACGCATCGTCAAGACCGCCCGTATCCCTACGGCTGCGATTGCCGACCATCCCCTGAGCAACACCGCTAACGGTAATGCTTACAACGTCACCGCCGAAGAAGCCGATGCTGTTGCAGTTATTCTGCACCCGAAGTCGCTCATGGCTGGTGAAACGATTCCTCTGACCTCAGACATTTGGTTTAACCGCGAAGAAAAGCAATGGTTCATTGACTCTTTCTTGAGCTTCGGCGTTACGGTTAATCGTCCTGATGTATGCGGCACGGTTAACAAGTACCGCGCCTAATAGTTAGAGACTACACTGATAGAAACCCCGTTAGGGCCGAAAGGTCTTAGCGGGGTTTTTTCATTTCAGGAGTTAACATGACTACTAAACTAGAGGTGATGAATCACATGTTGAACGTCATCGGGGAATCCCCGGTGTCCAGTGCAACATCGAACCATCCTTCAGCACTATCCGCCGCTGTTACTCTGAACAAACTTACTAAAGAGCTTCAGAACCGTGGCTGGTGGTTTAATAAAGAATACGCACTGAACTTGCTTCCAGAAGTGTCTACTGGGCACATTCTGATTCCGCAAGGTGCGCTAGATATTGACCCCAATCATCCGTACTCGAATCTTGTCCAACGTGGCAACAGACTGTACGACCCAGTTAATCATACGTACAACATAGGCGAAGCCGTTAGAGTTGACGTAGTGCTTGAACTGACGATTGAAGAACTACCCGAAATCGCCGCTGCCTTCCTAAAGGCTAAAGCCGCGTATGACTTCTATGTAAACGACGATGGTGATGAAACAAAGTCTACTCGTCTTGAGAAAGAAGTAGCCCGTACATGGGCTTCACTACAGCAAGCAGAAATGCAGAACTCAGATATTAATTCTCGTAACCGTCCTGTAAGTGCGCTCCTTAGGAGCCGTATACGACAGATTGGTGGGAGTTATAATCCTATGTGGCCCGGAGGTAGGTAATGAAAGTAGATGGTAGTTTGAAGTCACTCATTCAGGGTGTCTCACAACAGCCGCCTCGCTCTCGTCTCCCCGGACAATGTACGCTACAGGAAAATATGTCGTCTAACCCCGTTGACGGGTTAACGCGCAGACCTCCTATTGACTTCATCGCAGACCTATTCACAGATTCTGCTGAACCTCAGTTCTACGACCTAGACTTTGGCGCGGAGGATAAGTACGTACTTGCTGCTACGCCGGGTAAACTACGGGTCTTTGACCTAGACGGTGACGAGCATACAGTAACAGATGCTTTAATTGATACTTCTACATCTACTACTTCGGTTGCTATTGGTACAGGTTCTAAATCCTTCACCACACAGACAGCCAAGAGTTATGTAGTAGGACAGTGGATTCTTATACAGAGAACCGCCGATACCACTAAAACTATGTACGGTACTTGTACCAGCTACAACAGTGGTACAGGAGCGTTAGTTGTAGACGTATCCGAAATTGGTGGCACAGGTACATTTACCGATTGGACGATAACTTCGAGGAATCTTAGTTATGTCGATGGTAGCAACCTAGCCTTTACTACAATTGATAACAAAGTTTATATTGCGAACACGAATAAAGTTGTTCGTATGAAAGCGGACGTTAAGTCGTTCCGTGACTATAATTCATTTTACTTTGTCCTTGGTGGACAGTACAGCCGAACCTATACGGTTACGGTTAACTGGCGGGAGACTACGCCAACAGGAACAGCTAGGAGCAGGACGTTTACGTTCGCCACTCCAGATGGTTCTGACCCTGCCCATATGTTTGAGATTGGCTCTGCTAACATTGCAGCTAAGATTCTTGATGCTATGGTGGCAGAAGCAACATTCAGTTTTAACTCAGTATTCGCCTTTAGTCGTATTGACGAAACGGTGTATATCAGGTGGGCTGGTGCACGGACAGATAAGTTCGAAGTCATTGCACATGATACTGATGGGAGTGCTTCTATTTTTGCCTGTAACAACCTTGTTACGGACATCAGTAAACTACCGCGTATTGCTGTACAGGGTTACCATGTTACCGTTCAAGGTGACGTAACCTCAGATGCAGACAACTACTACCTCCAGTTTGTTATCCCCGCAGATAGTGCTGGGTCATCTCCGGCTGTAGGTAACGGTTTCGGTAGTAATGGTACATGGGTTGAGACTGTAAAAAGTCAAACGCCGTACCTACTAGACCAGAACACAATGCCGCATGTTCTCACTTATGACTATGCAGCAGAAACCTTCTCATTCGCCGTTGGTAACTGGGAAGGCAGACAGGTTGGGGATACTATAAGTAATGAAGACCCTAGCTTCGTAGGTACTACAATCAACGACCTGAGTTACTTCCAGAGCCGCTTAGTAGTACTGGCTGGCCCTGCTACCATCATGAGTAGAACCAATACTCCTACAGACTTCTGGATTAAGTCGGCAACTGTATCTAACGATTCAGATTCTATCGACATCGAAAGTACAGCCAAAGGCGTTACTCAGATGCTTAAAGCTATCCCACATAACCGCGACTTAGTAGTTTATGCAGATGCTGGGCAGTTCATTGTATTCGGTAGAAACCAACTCACGCCGAGCAATGCTTCGCTTGTTCTGACTACAGCTTTTGAAGCTGAGTTAGCTGCTAAGCCAGTCTCGGCTGGACGCAACGTGTTCTTCGCCATTAACTATGGTAGGTACACAGGCATCCGTGAGTTCTTCACAGATGGTGCCCAAGACATCAATGACTCCCGACCAATTACACAGCATGTGCTGAAGTACATTCCGGGTAGGGTTGAACATTTGGCATCGACATCGAACTTCTCTCTGTTACTGGTTAAGGCTGGTACAGAAGATGTTCTATATCCGTATGAATATATCTGGCAGGACGATAAGAAAGTACAAGCCTCTTGGAGTTCTTGGAAGTTACCGTATCCTGTGGCGTACTTCTTCTTCCGAGAGAGTGTTATTTACCTAATCGCTAAGATTGGGAACAACTACACGCTCGAAAGTTTAGACATGGATACGCAGGATGATGAAGGTATTCCATATCAGGCTAAGCTTGATAGGAAGATTTACATTGATGATACAGACGATACGATTGTGAATCTCTATACAGACATGCCGGACGACATCGAAGACCTTGTTATAGTACAAGGTGAAGGATGTCCGCATCCGGGACTCCGTGTGCTGATTGAAGATTACGATGAAGGTACGAACACAATTACCCTCAGACAAGATATGGATGGTGGCACAGTTATCTGTGGCCTTCGGTATCTCTCCCGCTATAAGCCTACTATGCCCTTCGCTAAAGACGAAGACGGTGTTAAGATTGGTACTGGGAATCTGATTGTAAGTAAGTTCTTAGCTAACACAAAAGAGTCTGCTGACTTCAATACTAAAGTCACAAGCCCCTATAAGGAAGACCAGACGATGCACTTCTCTGGTTACGTTGTAGGTAATCCTAATACTGTCGTCGGTGAAGCGCCGATTTCAGACTTAACCCAAACTATCCCGTTCCGTGAAAACACAGACAATGGCGATTTAGAGTTCTACACGTCCTCTCACTTGCCTTTCGGTCTCTCAGATATTGAGTGGCTCGGTCAGTACACGAAGCGTGGTAAACGTATCGTACAGGGAGGATAAGTATGTCGTGGGCTATGGCCGCACAGGTAGGACTTAACTTCCTGAGTGCGGGTATGCAGTACAAGGCCGCTAAGGCCCAAGCTGCTGCACAGAAAGCATGGCAAGAATACTCTAACAAGATGGCTCGTTTATCGAACTCGATGAACCAGAACGCCATCACTGTTAATGAGATTCTTGCTATGGAAGCGTTCGCAGACCAAGCAGTACAACTTAAGAAAGGCGGCATCATCGGTGCCGCTAAGGTTGAGACTGCTGCGGCTGCGGCTGGTGTTAAAGGTAGGTCTGTTAATCAGGCTATGTTTGACGTACAGCGCGGAGTTGCACAACGCGAGGCTCAGAGACAACAGAGCTTTAAGAACGCTAAGCTGGCATTTGACCAGCAGCGCGTACAGTCCTCTATGTCGGCTGAGATGCAACAAGATTACACGTACATTCCTAAACCGCAAGCTGCGTCCTACTTCCTAAGCGCCCTATCAAGTTCGATGGGTTCGTTTGGGGGAGGCGGGAGTGGTGGCTCTGGTGGTTCAGGAGTTACGCCGTACAACCCTATGACGGGGAGTGCGGGAGCATCTGCAAGTTCGTTTACGAACGGTCAGGTGATTCGTTGGAACTAATAGCCTCCCCTTCGGGGGAGGTTTTCTTTAGGAGATTAAATGGCGTATGGTTTAGATAGACGGGACGGCCCTGCATCGCAGGAAGTCAAGCCGCTAGAACAAGCCTCGATTCCACTTGCTCCGGTACAGTCTCCTCGCTTCTCTAGCATGTCTAGGGTTGGCGAGAATGAACGACTCCTTGGTGACGCTCTTGGTAAAGCAAGTGCAGGTATTTCTGCTTATGTAGATAAGAAGAGACCTGAGTGGGAGTTAGAGGGCCAGATGGCTTATGCCGAAGGCAAGACTGAACAGGAAATTGTTGAACAAGGAAACCGCTATACGACTGCTGGTTATATGACCATGAAGGCTCGTACAGCAGGTAATTCGTGGATGGAGAATGCACTTCAGGAAATTGAGAATAGCGATAAGACTCTTGACAGTGCTGCCTACCAGAAGAAGTTGAAAGACAACTTCAAGATGCTAACTGAGGGTGTAGCTGGGAACGACACCTTTACTCGGAACCTCATGGGTTCAATGGCATCTGATATGTTCCCTAAGCTAGTCTCACAACAGATTAAATCGAACAACACTTGGCGCGAAGGTGAACAAGGTCGCAGCTATACTGACTTACTTGTATCGGAGGGCAACAAGTTTGACCCAGAAGACCCCGAAGGTAAGCAGCAAGGTGAACACTTAACTGAACTGCTCCAAGAAGGAGTATCCGGCCTACCGAAAGTACAACACAGGAAAGCTGTGAGTGATGCTATTAAGTTAGGTCTTGAGAACAACAACCCTAGAGTCGCGTGGGCTTTACGTGGTGCCTTAGGCCAACCCGCTACAGGCGATAAAGCTGAGACCGTCCTGAACCACATCATCCAAAACTTCGAGGGTACAACCCTTGTAGCGAATGACGCTGGTGCTGGTAAGTCTATCTACGGTGTAAATGAACGCGCCAATCCTGACCTCTTTGTGAACGGCAAGATTCCGTCATTTTCGGAAGCTAAGTCTGCCCTTAAGACTCGATACTACGATGCAATAGGTGCAGATAGTTTGCCGGACAGTATGAAGCTCATTGCTACGAACCATGCCATTAACTTCGGCGTAGATAAAGCAAAGACTATGATTGAGCAATCTAAGAACAACCCGGCCACCCTAGTCGCTCTCGGACGTTCAGAACATGAGAGACTTCTTAAGGCTAACCCGGCTAAGTACGGGCCTTATGCAGAGGCATGGAAGAACCGCGATGATGCACTAGAACGTAGCTTGAATGGACTCCCAGCAGAAGCTGGTCAGAACCCGATTGATGCTTCTACTTTACTTCGTAGTGGTTTCGATGCTGCTGAAACTATGTCTATCTTAAAGTCGTATGATTCCTTCATGACACGGAGAAGTACGGAGTTCGATAAAGAACGTACTATAACAGAACATGCTATTGCAGTTAAAGCCGAAGCTGAAGGAAATCTTCCTGCTGCTTTAGACGAGATTCAAACACAGATGAAAGCTAAGGGCTATTCCCCCGCATGGGGTGAGTCTATGGCGGATAAGGCTATTGCGGCTGTTAATAAGTACGAGACCGAGAAGGGTAAAGTTGCTGAACTTACAGCCGCTGCTGCTACAAACACCATTGGTTTACTTCCATCGGAGAAAGCCCAGAAAGCTTTCGATGGCGAGTTCCAGCGTGTAAGTAACTTAGTGGCTGCTGACCAAACTCTCTCTCCTGAACAAAAGGAAGAGAAAATTAAAGAGGGTATGTTCGATGTTTTAGCGGCCAACCCTACTGCTGTGTATAAGCGCATCGCTGGCACCATCGAGTCTAACCTTAGTGGTGTCATCTTGAATAAAGACGGTACAGTTAAGCCAGAGACTCTAAATGCCTATAATGATTACTTGGATTTAAGCCGTAGGATTTCTCCTACGTATGCCTCTAAGTATCTCGGTGATGCTAAAGACCTCGTGGCTCTCGCTCGTGTGTATGACGCTGGTGGTCTAACTAGCCAACAAGCTCTACAAACGGCTGAGTCGGTACTCTCACGTAAACAGAACAACCCGAACTACGTTGCTCCGTCACCTACATCTAAGGACATCCAGACTGTCTCGGACAAGTTCATTAAAGACCTTGACCCAGATGTGTTCGATTCCTTTAGTACCCTGCAAGCTTCGGACTTCCTCGATGTACGTACCTCAGATATTGAGAACTACAAGAGTAACCCTAGCCTTAAGGCATACGTAGAATATTCGTATCTCAATCATAAACTTGCTAAGCCGGACTTACCGGACGAGGCAGTTATGAACTTGATTAAAGACGAACTTCCCGGTAAGGTAGAACTCGCTGTAGGCAACGTGCTTATAAGTGGCGATACTCCCATTAAGACAGCTATGAACCTAGACCATATAAATGGTAAGAACATAGTTGATAAAGCCATGCTTACGTTCCTCAAAGACAGAGGCTCGAAGATGTGGCCTGAGCATTATAACAAGTTCCAGTTCGGAGCGAACGACCCTAATATTGAGGGGTTCTTCAACCGTATTGGGCATTGGGCTTCTGGTATTCCTGAGTCTGTCTCTGCTTCGGTGGATGATAAGATGCGCGGAGTTCCTGCGGTTCACATGACTTATGATTCTGACCGTGAGGGCGTTATCATGGACTTGTACGCTAACAAAGAAAAGACTGTTCTACTTAACGCTCCCATCTTCGTGAAACTCTCTGACATTGGCACTAGGTTCAATACCAAGGTGACTGATGCCCTTGCTGCAAAGCAAGTTAAGGTGAAGGCAGGTAATGCCTTCCAAGAGAAGTACATGATTGGGCCTATGGATTAAGGATTATATATATATGACACTTGAAGAACTAGATGCTCAGTTAGATACTGGGCTTGCTTCCCAACAGGAGGCGAATAAAACAAACCTCCTCGGTGGGACTACAGGTTCCGATAGGGTTGCGCTTGATGTGGAGGGTGCTCAGGCATCCTCCCTTCAACTGCTTGAAGGTGGCTTTCAGGCATACAATGCCGCTGGTGGCTGGGTTCAGGCGGCTGAACGTAAGTTCATTGCAACTGACCCTAACTTTCAACTCGAAGCTCACTGGGACGAACTTAAGGAAGGTGTACCGGGCGAGTACTACGACCAGTTCGGTACAGTCAATAGTTTATCAGAAGCTCGATTACTCAAGTCACAGATTATCGAAGAAGTAAAGAATAAACGACTCCTCGCGCACTCTGGCGTCCGTGGTGCCGTAGCTGCGGGCTTGGCGGGTATCGTAGACCTCGACGCTCCGCTAATGTTCGCATCCGGTGGTACATACTTAGGAACAAAACTCGGTGCCCTGACCGCTAAGATTGGTCTCGCTGGCACACGAGTTGAACAGATTGTCAAGGCAGGTGCAGCAGGTGTTGAGGCCGGGCTGATTACTGAAACAGGTAACGTACTATCCCGACCAACGGGAGATTGGACAGACATTCCATATGCAGGACTTAGTGGCTTGGTGTTCGGTGCAGGTATCGGGACACTTACAAAGACTGAAGCTAAAGCTAACGCCGCTGCTTCGAAGCTACGCGGAGATTTCAGCGAAAGTGTTGCTGGCCGTGAAGCTGGTAGAACTGATTATAGTTCTGGCGTACAAGATGATGGCCTTTTTGCTAAGTTTAGCGAAGGCTCTGTGGGCGCAGCTTCGGTAGTTAAGCCTACCTTCGACCCCGGTATGGTTTCTGAAGATGTTCTGAAGATGCGTCAAGATGCTCAAAAGTTCATTCAGAAGAACGGTATCGCTATGCAGGTAGAGACTGCTTTTCCTAACACGCCGCAAGGACGCGCTGCACAGAAAATGCACGATGCGCTTGCTAGTACTATCCTCGCTTCCGACTGGGACAAGCTCATGAAGAGTAACTCAGCGATTGCACAGGCTATGGCCTATAAGCTGTTCGAAAGTCCAGCAGGTATTGTGCGTAACAATAAGTCAGGTGCGATGCTTCACGAAATTTACCACAGTGAGATTCAATCTCCTGTGACGACGAACTACACAAAGCACTACGATGCTTGGACTAGAGATAATTCTCCAAACACTTCGAAGCTTGTTAACCGTTTAGATACAGAGTTATCTGATAGGTTCAATCAACAGATATATACTGAGCTTCAATTCAGACTACACGATGGCGTAAGCTCCCCAAATGTTCACCCGGCTGTAAAGACATATGTTGACCAGATTGATACTGGTTCGGCTACTGGTATTAAAGTACTACAGGGCCTCTCAGGAGAAACTCCTGTACGTGGCGCTGAGTTACTCAAAGCAGAGAGGGGATGGTTCCCGCAGAGATGGCGTGGAGATAAAATCTCTAAGCTCATCAGAGAGAAGGGAGTATCCCGACAAGCTATCGAGAAAGCTTTAGCTAACTCATATACGAAGCTGTACCCTACGTGGGATGCAGAGATGGCTATGACGTATGCTAAGGCCGTGACTCGTAGAAGCCTTGCTAAAGAAAACGGTATAGATACTAACCTCTTCCGTCTACTAGACCAAGAGGGTATTGAATACATGCAGCAGTTCTTACGAGACAACGGGTTTACGGCAGCTAGGGCTGACCAGTTAATCGAAGGTCTTAAGGGTAAGAAGGCTGACCAGAGTAAAGAGAACATCCTGAAGTCACGCAAAGACGTTGACCTCCGTGACCAAATCCCCGGTACTGATTACAGGCTGATGGACTTAGTGGACACTGACATTATTAAGGTGTGGAGTACTTATAGTCGGCAAGCTTCGGGTGCTGCGGCTATGGCTAGGCATGGTATTCAGAAGGCTGATAAGAAGCAGTTCATGAATGCTATCATGGCAGAAGAACATGCTAACGGCGGTAGCACGTTATCCGCAGAGTTCGTACAAGATATGTTCAGCTACTTCGAAGGTGGTGGCTTCGCTGGCGGTTTGAATCCTTGGGTTCGTCGCGCCATGCAGACTACTAATCTCGCTCTACTCAATGGTTTGGGTTTAACTCAGGCTGCTGAAGTAGGTGTACAGATTGGTGCCGTAGGATGGGAGGCTTTTATGAAGACTGCCCCCAAAGAAGTTAAAGATATGCTGTCGGGTAAGACCAACGAAGCTCTCGCAGACTTTCGTGGGTTAATCGCAGGTATAGACGGAGAACATAATATCCACATGGATTGGATGGCTCTCGACCACATGCGTAGTGACCCCGGTGTTATGCGGGAACTCGGAAACTTCTTAGATGGTCTGCTCGTCAAGGGTTCTCAGCTTCAGGGTTATACCTCTGGGTTCTTTAAGATGAAGCAACTTCAACAACGGATTGCTGTACGCTCTATGCTGTATCGTTTAGCTGAGCACTTCAATGGTGATAAGGCTATAGGCAAAGAACGCCTGTACGACTTAGGTATTACAAATGAGACGATTCATAATCGTATCGGGAAATACTTCACAGACGGTACTGTAGAGCTTGCCAAAGATGGTGATGTTCTTAAGATGAATTTCGATAAGTGGAAACCAGAGGACGTTTATGAAATCTCGGCTTCACTTAATCGCCATGTTAATCAGGTAGTACAGAAGATGCTACGCGGAGAAAGTACTCAGTGGTTCCATCGGGACTTTGGTGCCTTCTTGACGCATCTCAAGACATTCACGATTGGTGCTATCCAGAAACAGCTTCTTAGGAACGCTCGTATTCAGGACGCAGAATCTACGATGAGCTTCATCTACAGTTTAATGACTGCTGGTGCTGTATACACAGCCCAACAAGTTATAGCTGGTAGAGACCAGAACCTAACACCAGAGCGTATCATTAAAGGCTCTATCCAGATGTCCAATATGACAGGCTTCCTGCCACAGTGGACAGACCCGGTAGCCTCAATGCTCGGACTTGATTCTTTACGCTTCAGTCCATATAACGCTCAGGGTGTATCCGGTGACGTACTCGGCCCACCACCAGCCCTGACTACCTTGAACCGTATGGCCCACATTCCCGGCTCGGCTCTAAGGGTAGCTACAGGAGATTATAAGAACCAAGACGTATATGCTCTACAGGCTACGCCCATCATCGGGAACCTGTACGGATTCAGCTATATGTTCAATAAGATGAAAGAATAAGGGAGACCGGGCTTAAGTGCCCGGTTTTCTTAACTAATTTAATTTGACTCGTATATAGTACAAAGGAGGCCATATGGCTCATAGTATTATTGTCCGTGAGGGTGACGGAATCACAAACACCTTCACCTTGGGCTTCTCCCTAGGCGTACTTAACCGCGATTTGGTTACGTGCCAAGTTGGGGATGAAGACGAAGGTGAGAGAACAATTGAATGGGTTTCAGACGGTCTCGTAACGATTAGTGGTGACCCACCCGAAGACAACGTAAGAGTTGTGTTCCGGCGCACCATGAATAAGACGCAGTTAATCCATAACTACGATAACGGTGACCCCATCGAGGAAGCTAATCTCGATGAGAGTAACCTACAGAATTTAATGTCCGTGCATGAAGTCCTCGATGGCAGAATCACTTCTGTCTCCGAAGATATTGATATGCAGGGCTATAAGATTACAGACTTAGGCGATGGTGAAGATGATACTGATGCTGCTAATATGCGCCAGTTGAATGAGACCATTGCTACAGGCGAAGACCTGTTGGAAGATACAGAAGAAGCACGAGACCGTGCTGAAGAGTGGGCTACTAAGACTAGCGCCGCTGTTGAAACAACTGAGTTCAGTGCTAAAGAATACGCACAGGGTACACAGGCTGCTACTGGAGGCTCGTCTAAAGAATGGGCACAACGTACTGGTGCTGATGTAACTGGTGCTTCTGTTAATAGTCGCTCAGCTAAATCATGGGCACAAGAGAATCTCGCTGGTGCTACCTTAGGTGGCTCGGCTAAGGATTGGGCGCAAAGCTCCTCTCTGCCAGATGGTACAAGTAAGTCGTCTAAGAGCTATGCTACCGATGCGGCTGCATCTGCTGCTGCTGCTCTTACGTCCGAGAACAACGCTGCATCCAGTTACGACTCATTTGACGATAGGTACTTAGGAGCAAAGGCTTCTGACCCTACACTCGACAACGATGGTAACGCTCTGCTTACTGGTGCTATTTATTGGAACACGGGCGATAATCGCATGAGAGCATGGACAGGTTCCGTATGGACTCCTGTTATTGTTGTTCCCGTATCAAGTACAGATAACGCAGTTTCTCGCTATGATGGTACCTCAGGTGCTTTACAGAATAGTGGGGTAACGATTGACGATAGCAATAATATCGTCACGCCCGGTGATATTTCCGGTAAAAACATTCTTGCGGATAGCTCGACCTATCCACCGCTTAAAGGTGTACGACGCAGTACAACGACGAATGGCGTTTCTGCGGTTGCGCTGTTTAAGAACACCACCAATCAAGACATGGTGGATGGTCAGGGTGTTTCCGTTAATTTTGCGATTGAAGATACCGCAGCGGTAGAAAATAGCATCGCGCAGCTCATCGCTATCCGGGATGGTGCTGATAATTCTGGCAGACTTTCCGCCTATGTTAATAACGCTGGTGTAATTACCGAAGCGTGGCGGGCTTACAAAGATGGTCGTTTTTATGCTCCCGCTGGTTATGTCGGTAACGCGAGTGCGTCTGCTGTAGGGTCAGGTCAGATTGGTGAATTACTGCAATATACAAATGTCAGCAATCAAAGTATGACGACCGGCACTACTGCAAATTTAATTTCGCAAAGCATCCCTGCGGGTAAGTGGCTAATCTGGGGTGGTATCGACTACGTTCTTAACGTAGCCACCACTAAAGCTGGATGGGCTGCGGCTGTCACCACCACGTCAGCAACACTGCCGTTCGGTGCTGGTACACATCTTGGAGGACTCCAATACACAAACGACAATGGTACAACTGGTGCTGGCATGGCTTTCTTAGCTGGCCTTCGGTATTTCGACTTCTCTAGTTCGACTACCGTGTATCTCGTAGGCCGTGCAGGATTCGCCGTTAATTCACTTCAATGCAACGGCGTACTCAATGCGCTTCGGGTAGGTTAATATGACAGAGAAAATTATGAATGACGGGCTGACCCCTGATGAACGGGCGCATTTGGCTGCGGGTATCGAGGAGCCTGTAGATAAAATTTACTACGCCCAAGAAACAGATAGTGTCTTCGAGTTTCACTTTGCATTCTTCAGTGCCGATGGTACGAAAGTAACATTTGTTGCTGAGGTAACGAACGAGGGGCAAACTGCTGGGGTCGCAAAACAGACCGCTATTGATTTAGCTAGTGCAAAGAAAGCAGAGTGGCTAGAGAACTTAGCTTCTCCTCCTGTTACACAAGCGCCTATCAAGGTTCTTAATATGACTGGTGAGGTATCCTTGTAATGTCAAGTACTACTATCCATGAGGTTATGGCCTCTGTGTCTAGCTATGCTGCGGCCTTCTTGGCTTCAGTATTCAGTACACTCTCCGACATCCCCTGGATGGGCTTCGGTGCTGCTGTACTATTGATTGCCCGTCTCATTCAGGATGTTCCTAAAGCAATTGAGGTAATCCAAGAATGGCGACAAAAGAGAAAGCAAAGGCGACTCCTCTAATGGCCGATAAAGCAAACGATAAAGACTTAGGGATTCTGCACGGTAAACTCGCTGGTATGATGAACAAGGCACTTGACTCTTCTGATGAAGCTGAGTTACTGCTCGACACGTACAAAGATGAATTACCGGGCGAAGTTATAGACTACTTACTGAAGCAGAAGAATTACTCTCCTTCACTATTTACTGCTGTAGCTAAGTTCCTTAAGGACAATGACATTACTGCTGTGATTGAAGACAAGCCCGAAATGTCCGACCTTGAACGCCGCTTGGCGAATAAGAAACGGAAATCCGTGGGCAACGTAACTTCACTACACGAAGAAGACTGATTGTCCTTTACAGGACGCACTATAGATACCTGCGCTAAGATGTGTAGGCGTTCTTCCTAGTGCGTCCGATAAAGAACAAAGGATGACAATGACAAAGACTACACTAACGCCAGAGGAGCGTTGGGCTGAACTAGAGCTTCTTCAGAAGCACTACGCGAGGTTCGAAGACTTTCTGTTTGATGTGATTACCGACTTGCTCGGATTCACTTGTACAGATATTCAGTTGGACATCGGCAAATACATCGGCTACGGCCCATTGTATCGTATGGTTCAGGCTCAGCGCGGTCAGGCTAAAACGACGATTACCGCTGCATACGCTGTGTGGCGATTGATTCATGACCCACGTACTCGTGTGCTTATTGTGTCGGCAGGTTCCGACATGGCGCAGGAAATTGCGAACTGGGTTATTCAGATTATTCAAAGCATGGAAGAACTCGCATGTCTCCGTCCTGATAAGACTATCGGTGACCGCGAGTCCGTGAAGGCGTTCGATATTCATAAAGCACTCAAGGGGCCTGAAAAGTCTCCTTCGATTGCGTGTATTGGTATCACGAGTAACCTTCAGGGTAAACGTGCAGACGTTCTTATTGCAGACGACATCGAGTCCACAAAGAACTCGCAGACTGCTGTACAGCGTCAACGCTTGCATCATCTGACTAAAGATTTTACATCCATCTGCTCGAAGGGCGACATCATTTATCTTGGTACGCCACAGAACAACGACAGTGTATATAACTCCCTTCCGGGACGCGGGTTCGAAATCCGCATCTGGACGGGACGCTATCCTACTAAAGATGAGCTACCGAACTACAGAGAGTTCTTGGCTCCGCTTCTTATGCAGCGCATACAAAACGACCCTACCCTCCAAAGTGGCGGTGGCTTAACTGGTGATAAGGGTAAGCCGACTGACCCAGTGCTTCTTGACGAAGACTTTCTGGCTAAGAAGGAACTCGACCAAGGTAAAGCTTACTTCCAACTCCAGCACATGCTGGATACTAAGCTTATGGACGAAGACAGGTATCCGCTTAAATTGCGTAGTCTTGTCTTCATGGACGTACCGTCTCAACGTGCTCCAGTTTTAATTAACTGGGCTGCTGTTGAAGACCAACGTATTTATCCTCCTCAAGGGTTTCCTTTGCAGGAGCAGTACTACCGAGCATTCGGTCACGGCGAGGAGTTCGGTACTTATACCGGAACTCATATGTATGTTGACCCTGCGGGTGGTGGTAAGAACGGCGACGAACTAGCTTACGCAGTAACACGGTTCCTCGCTGGTAATGTCTTCCTCGTTGATGCTGGCGGTATCCCCGGTGGCTACAGTGGAGATAAGCTTAAGTACATGACAGACGTTGCTGTTAAGTGGAAGCCCAATACGATTGATATTGAAGAGAACTTCGGTAATGGAGCCTTCAGGCAAATCTGGACTCCTGTACTACATAAAGAATGGAAGTGCGGTATTAATGACGTATGGGAATCGGGACAGAAGGAACTGCGTATCATTGATACACTGGAACCTATTATCTCCGGTAACCGACTTATCGTTGACCCTGCATTGATTCAGAAAGACTGGGATACTGTTCAAAAGTACCCGGCAGAGAAACGTGCTACATACAGCCTCTTCTTTCAGATGGCTCGTATTACGAATGACCGTGGTTCACTGGCGCATGATGATAGACTCGATGCTGTTGCAGGTAGTTGTCGTCACTGGGTAGAAGCCCTGTCCCTCGATTCAGCAAAGGTTGCTGCACGATTAAAGAATGAGAACTATACTAAGCTGATTTCGAACCCCTTAGGTAACGGACGTATGTTGCCGGGCCTGATTGGATTCAAACAGCCTAATGCACTAAGTAAGTTCAGAAGGAGAACATAATGAGTAAGAAGAACAAAAACAAGGCGGCTGAAGTTACGGAAGTAGCTAAGGACGAACTTGCTGCATTGCTTGAACTTGATGCCGTAGAGCAGCAGGATGAGCAGGAAGTGCAAGACACTTTCGAAGAAGTAGAAGAAGAAACTGAAGAGGCTGTACAGGAATCTGTAGCTCCAAAAGCTAAGGCTGAGCCTAAGCAAAAGACTACGGGTAAGATGCAGTCGAGCTTCAAGCGCCTTAAGCGCGAAGACTACACGACTAAGGATGGCATCCATGCTAACCCTACGTTCGTTAAGTTCCCAACAGACCGCTGGGGTCTGACTAAAGACCTCAAGGCTGCGCTGATTGCAGTTGCCTCACGTATGGTCGGTGCCGAAGATAAGAAGGCTCTCGTTGATGAAGTCCTTCGTGTCGGTGTTGGTCACATCGAAGCTAAGTACGCGCTGGACAACCAGAAGCGTATGGCTCAGTTCGCTGCTGCTCAGGCAGAAGCCGAACGCCGTAAGGCTAAGTAATGCTACCTCGTGGATTGAGACTAAACAATCCGGGGAACATTGAACACGGTGAGAAGTGGCGCGGTCTGGCAACAGATCAGCCAGACTCCCGGTTCTGTAAATTCGTATCTCCTGAATATGGTATTCGGGCTATGTGCGAAATCTTTCAAACATACCAGACTAAGCATAAGCTGAACACGATTGAAAAAATCCTGTACCGCTATGCACCCCCTAAGAAGAATGGTGTAGTTGAGAACGACACGGAGAAGTACATTGAAGATGTTTCGAAATGGACTGGCTTCGCTCGTGACGCTAAGGTGGATGCCAAAAATGCTGGAGATTTGCTCAAGCTTATTCCGGCCTTCATCCGAAAGGAACAAGGGTACAACCCGTACAATGAAGCGCAACTCAAAGCGGGAATCGCGCTCTCCTTCTAAGAGAGCACCGTTCGGGCGGCACGGCCTATTAGCCGCGCTCTATAGTTTGTTCGTCTGGCCGTATGTATTGATTTACTTCGTGCTGGTGCACCAACTCCCGGTTGATGCAATGAACGGACTCCTGACCTACGTTGGCGTTATCTCCTCTGGCCCCATTGGTATCTACCTGTGGCAGTCTTTAACTAAAGTTAAGAAAGAGGACGACGATGAACTGGTTTAAGTTAATTCCGTCGAGCGTATGGCTCGGCTTAGGTGCCATCCTATTAATGGCTACTCTGTATGGCTTCGGCTATGTAAAGGGTGGAGCAGACCACAAGGCGGAAGCCCAAAAGGCTGCTCTTAAAGGAGTGGAGAATCATGCTAAGATTGAACGGGAAGTTATGGGGCTTAATGACCATGACCTTGATGACCGTCTTTCTAAGTGGATGCGCGACTAGCTGCGAGTGGGTTAAGCCACTTTATCCATCGAAAGAAGACATCCTAACTCGTGGTACGAAACAACAGATAGTGACGCACAATGAGACTTGGGAAAAGAACAAGTAACCAAAGGAAACAATAATGACTAATAGAAATTTAGAAGCTGGTGCAGATGTCGCTAAGTTAGCGGCTGCTGTCTCTCTGCTTAAGTGGGTGGACGTTACATGTGCTGCTACTGCTCTCGACGCTGCTGGCTCTGTAATTGTACAGGCTGGTGAACTTGGTAAGCAGTACAAGGTACGCGACATTCGTATGACGGGTGGTGGTACTAACTTCGGCTCTGGCGGTAATCGACTGCTCGACCTGACGGACGGTACAACTGTCTATACGCAGATTGCGAATGCTGACCTTGAATCGGCTGTAACTGCTACGCTGCCTTGGGGTAACGCTAAGGTTCCGTTCCTTACGAGCGTGTCTGATACTAAGACCGCTGAGGGTGCAAACCTTGTGTTCAAATACAGTGGCGGCACAACCGACCACACGACTGGCTCGATTAAGTTCTCGGTACTCGTTGAAGAGTTCGCTGCTTAATCCTAACAAAGAAGGAAAGAAATAATGTCTAACATTTATGAACGCCTTGGTTCTATGAGTATCGTAGAACAGGCTGACCTTGAGAATCTGGTATCCGCTGCTAACAAGCGCGGCGATACCCGTAAGGGTGGTGATTCGATGGGCAAGCGCGAAGGTACGCGAGTACTGGTGCGTCTGACTTCTGATGACACCCTGAAGGAAGTGTTCGCCCTTGGTGAACTGCCCTCCTCTGCATGGCGCGTTATCGACGGTTCCGCTAACATTGTACCTGTCAACATCTTGGATGCTGGCGGTGGTGATGCTTGGACGGTAGCCGCTGGTTGTACGTATGCTGCTGGTCTCCTGACCGCAGATGGTACTGATGACCCGACTGCTTCGCAGGTGGTTGCTCTTAAGGCTGGCTCGTATCGTCTCATCGGTACTGCTGCTTATGAAGGCCCGGATGACCAAGACCCCGCTGATTACGATGCTCCTAAGCTGACTGTCACTGGTGCAACCGATGGCGAACTCGTCGCTAAGGTATTCACTGGCGCTCGTCATGCTACGGCTGCTGAATCGGCAAGTCCTAAGCAGGAAATCTCCTTGACCTTTACACTCACGGTAGACCAGAACGTTACGTTCGAAGTTTACAACGTGAATGAATCGGGTTCCTTGGAAGCTGGTAGCTCGTTTATCAGCCTGACCCGTCTGGAGGCTGAATAATGGCTTACGCTAAACTCGGTGCTCTGACGGTTATCCCGTCTGCTGACCTGACTAACGTAGCCTCGGCGGCTAATGTGAAGTCTGCTGCCCGTCTGGGCGATGCTGGCTTCGGCAAGCATGAGGGTATGATTGTAGTGCGTGACGCCGGTGAAGGTGACCTGCGCTTAGTGTTCGCTACAGGCTCAGCCCCTACGGACGTTTGGAAAGTGGTCGATAACTCGGCTACCTACACGCCCGTCTAAGAATAACGATGCTCGGAGCTACGGCTCCGGGTACTCGGTGGTACAGAGGTTCCTCGTCCTTATCCTCTGTACCTCCCAGTACCGTCTCGGCTACCCATGTAGCCGGGCAGTACCAAAGACGCACACAGCCTCAAATTTAGGGCCGTAGCGTCGATTCTATACAGCCTATATCCTAGGCGAAAACGAATAGATACGGAGGTATCTGAAAGTAATGAGTACACTCCTAATAGTTTCAAGAACCCTCTCCTTCCTATCTGGGACTTTGTTCCGTAGGTACTGGGGTGGGTGGCTCAGCCCTGAGAATTGGCACAGGAAGGCTTTACTGGTAGCCTTGGCTGGGGTAGTAGCCTACACTGTTACTGCCTCTGTGCTGGCCTCCCTTGCCCTCACAGGCGCTATAGTCTATGCCTTCTGGTTCCCACAGGGACACGGCAGGACACAAGACATGGGGTACGGTAACCCGAACGGGACGCTACCCTTGGGCTTCTGTGTTACACAGTTCCACGGAATCTACGCAACACCTATGCAGTGCGCTGGGTTGCTCTGGTTCCTTACCACAGGACAATACGCTGGCCTTGTATACGCCTTCCTCGGCCTCTTGGCTCCAGTGGGGCATCTAATGGCTCAGTGGCTTCCTGATAAGATTGTAGGGCCTATAGGCTCCTTCATTGATAACAAGACTGCTGTAGGTGAGTTATTCCTTGGTGCATTGCTGATTGGCGGGATTCCTGCCTCAGAAGCACTCCTAAAGGCGTTAGGCATTTATTAACCTCTATGTGCTACAATGGACTAAGTGGGTACTCCCTGCTTAGTCCTGTAGTGCTTTCAAGAAAATGACGTAGAATTACGTGAGGGTAATCGAATGGACCACCCGCGCAAAGTCCCCCTAGTACCCTTCTTTAGTACACAGGGAATTATTCCAATAGTACCGTATGAGTTATGATGCAGAGGCATAATAGCATTACCGTTATACTAGGTAGTACTATCTTAGTACTACTGGGTTCTACTGGGTACTATCTTAATGACGTCCTGGACGCCAGCTTGGAATATTGTGTAAGTGTGTAAGAGTATCTATATCATGCGTTCTGTTACTCTAGGATTAGTACAAGGGTATAACCCGGATTATATACTAGGTAGTAATATCTTAGTTCTACTGGGTACTACCGAGGCTATGCTTATAGCCTAAGACTGATACTTAGGTATTCTAAGTAAGAGCCTTGTTATACTATATACGAGTCAAATTAATAATCGTTAATAATCAAAGACATGATAATCATGATTTGTTCGCTGTAATTAACCAATAAAACATGATTTGTTCTCATTCTTTGCCTTATTATTGCCATAATTAGCAGTCATAGTATAACCATAGCGAATGAAGCTTATCTACTTAACCATGCCCTTTGGCTTTCATGCCTAACTGAGGCGGTCTAAATTAAGTGATACTGCGGAAACGCTAGACTGATTAAGAGAGTTAAGAACCCGCCTAGGCGCAAGCCTAGCCTGTAAGTCCGAAGCGCAGGGTACGGGGTACACTCTAAAGGCCGTTACTGCATACGGTCTACATCCTAAAGGCTAACCAATGCCTTTCCGGTAATACTGGCCCGGTAAACTAAGGATATGCAGCTATATCAGCGAAAGCTGAGTGTTTGTTCCCGCGACTGTTTGGGTTTGTTACCCTGCAATCGTGACTAAGCTAACCATAGTAGCCTATGGAGTTGCGGGACAAGGGATAGGATAGAACCAGAACGGTCTAACCTGATAACGGCAGAACCGCAAGTCTCCACTAGACTTAGTGCGAATAGTAGCTTTCGTGCCTATTAAGGACGGTTGGCAATCCGGCTTTAGTAAAGCCTATCCCTAACATTATATCTGATTACATAGACGCATAAGGGCTAACTATGCCTGAGTGTATCTATTGCGTTTCTTGGTGCTGTTGTTCCGAGTGCATCCGTGGTGGGTGTATTCGGTATCAGCAGCATTAGGAGAATACCTATGACTACTAATAAAACTACTGTTAAGACCGAAAAAGGTGTGAAGAGTGTTGGGCCTCTCGTTACGAAGGCACAGCTTTATTCCACCACGGAACAGATTGAGAAGGCCGTTGCTGAAGCAACCCGCAATGGCGTATCTCTTCAGGTTGCTTACCAGAAGATTGCGGCTAGTGCCGTACTTCATCTTGGGCAGCATAAAGACATTCGCATCATTCGCAACATTCTGGACACTATGCCGGAATCGCTGCGCCGTAGTGCAATGACTGCTTACTTCGATATGTTTGCATCTGCTAAGCTTATCGACAATCAATTCCATTACGACGATAGCAAGCCAACTAAGCTTGGTGAAGCTCTCGAAACAGCGTGGTGGAAGACGGTTAAGGAAGCAGAGTACCGCCCGTTTGTCCTCGTTGATGAACTGGAAGGTTTGTACAACCGCGCCTTGAAACGCCTCGAAAAAGCAGACCCTGCAAAGGGCGATGCTGTTACGGCTAACCAGCTTCAGGCCCTTCACAACATGATTAATCAGGTGAAAAGTCCACAGGCTAACCAGCCAGTACGCAAGACAGCTTAACTGCTAACGCTCCACAGGGCGGTGTAGCAGCGATGGTAGCACGCTTGATGGGTTATGCCATAGGGTTGTGCTACCTACGATGCTACACCGTCTCTGTGTAGTGGCGATGCTCTCATGGACTTGAAACGACATCTAAAGCTTAGAACTGTCAAGCTCTGCATGAGGCATCACCAGTACACAGAAGGAGAAGAACATGAAGGAAATAGGACTACAGAAGTTAATCCATGATGTGCATCAGTGGTGGGTTATCCGCCAATGGCGTGTACGTCAATTCAATCGGGCATTGAACCGATGGTTACGGAGGCCGAGATGAGAACGTATCTGTTCAGTTGCCGGGTGCGGCCTATGTACCCACCCGGCTTTGGTCTGTTCGATAGAAGCTATGCTTGCATAGTAGAAGCGGATAACCCGGACGCGGCTGTTAAGCACGCTTTGCGTGATGTGTACAAGCAGGGCTATGAGCCGAGTGTACCCTATGGGCTGCGTGAGTGGCCTCTAATAGTTTGATTGTAGAGGTGCGTTATGAGGAAGCTAATCATAGAGTGTCGTAACAGGCGAGTTATTAATACCGACCCGCAGCGCAGATGCTACAATGGCTGCAACTTCAGCGAAGCCCTTGTCTGGTCGTCGTGGGAAGTGCTGAACTATACCAATGAAGAGAAGGTGGAAGGACAACTTAAATTCTGGCGTGAGTTGAATGACTATGCAATTAGTCAGCGTGGTGAGAGTGCTAGGTCTGAGTTCCGTGCAGTAGAAGATAATACCTGATTGTAGAGTGATAGAGCACGTTTGCCCTCCCAGAACGTGCGACCATAAGAGCGCCGCTGAAACGTGCCTGTGCTCTATCACTGTGCAATCAACCCAAGGAGGAAACTATGCACGATTTAGCGACTATCGTTCGTCGTAACAATGAAGCTGTTGAAGCTGCGCGAGTAGCTGCACGAATGATAGAGAAACACATGGGCGAGGCATCTGAAGAGGATGTTATTGGCTTAGCTCGTACTCTGGCGAAGAAGTACATGCACCCTGTTGCCTCCTAAGACTGTACACAACAAGCATAAGGAGATATATACTGGGATCAGGTGTACCACAAGCCGTAATCACTCGGCACATGCGGACAGCTTATGATAAAGCTGAGACGTATGCTAAAGCAAATAGCGTTGAAGTATCACCACGAGTTATCCGAGCCAGCAATGGCGAAGTAGCTATCGTGTATGATATTCGTAAGAACGGTATTACAGAAACGAAACTCTCACTCGTGGAGTGAAATGACTAAAGACCAGCTAACGCGCCTTGCGAAAGCTGAGAACTTCGCAGAGGAACATATGCACCGTACAGGCACTGTGACTAGGGCTAGACCCGTTATAGTAGATGGCAGTATGCACATTGTGTACGACATTATGAACTCCGATGGTCTCTTATTTTCTATAGGTGCCGTTGAAGCATTTACTTATACACAAGACGAATATGATGGCTACGCTAGAAGGCAAAAGGGAATGTTTCCGAATGGTTTTGTCCCCGGGAGGAAGCGTTGATAGACCCTTATGGCTTTGATGTAGTCACTGACCAGCCGGGTAGTCCTAAGCGTGAACTGTCTGTCTGTCCCCTCATTAATCACGCTATCACCTCAAGTAAGGAACTAAACGATGTGGCAACTGAAACTTGTCAGCACGATGCGCCGGGTGTATCTTGCGACAATCAACTTTAGTATCTGGGCTGTCAACGAATCTGACAAAAAAGAACTAAAGAAGTATAATACCGGGACAAAGAGCGCCGAGACTCTCCGTAACTTAGCCGTTACTCTTGCCCAGAAGGCCGTTGAGGTCGAGGACAAGAACGAGCTTCGTTATAATGAGAAGCAACGTGCTATCAATGCAGCAGATAATGCTTTGCGTAATCTGCGCGACGATACAAAGTTACTGGCTGCTTAACATGAGTAACCAGCATAAGTCAAAGATGAGGGCGCACACGGTTGAACCTGTGCGTAACCTCAAAGCCTTCCTGAACTCTTATTTACAAAGCGAAGCTGGGCGTAGTGCCTTGCGCCGTGGGCCGAGGAGAGAGAAGTGGGGCAACTCTGCTTTAGCTGTAGCCTTCCAAAAGGCTGTAGCATGAGCAAGACCAAGGCACTAAACAAGAAACAAGTCCGAATAGTAGGGGCGGGAGACGGTACATTTAAGGTGTATCGTATCCTGCATGAAGCCGGACGACTTCGTTACACCCTCTTACAGAAACAGGTTCCAGATAGACCGAAGGCATTACGTGTTCGTCGTCTTGAGAACCGAAAGGAACTTTAATATGTGTGGTAAAGCTAACTATACTAAGCCCACCCTGAAAGAAGTGATTCTTCGTAATCTGAAGAACTTCATTCATTATCAGGGCGTGGCCTTTAATACGCTGTTTGTAAAGTAGTATGCTCAGCCCTTGGTGGGCTAACGTACAACACAGTCTATCCGACATAAAACGTAAGATGAAGAAGCCTGTTCACCACATGGAGATAGCTGTTCATTGCAGCTATCTGGGCTTGGTGGCAGTCGAAGCACATAGCACCTACGGAGTAGCGGCTGGTGTTCTTCTTGTCGTGGTTATACTGCACGTTGTAAGTGGAGAAGCATGATGAAAATGCACAATATCACAGCGCCCTTTGACAAGTTGATATTCGCATCAGATAGAGAAGTACACGAGGTTATGTACTTCCTAGCGAACAACGACTTACAATTCAAGGTACTTCTCGGTAGCTATAAAGGCCAACGAGAAACTTCGTTCATTGTAGAAGCAGAAGCCTATGTGTTGCTGCGTGAAGCAGGTTTACTTGATGAGCAGGAAAGCATCCTGTTCGTAGGACAACTGATTCCCGGCCAACGCGGACGCTCTGCACATATGCTGGACTTAGATACCCTTGAGTTCACTTTACTCGGTAACCTCGTTCCCGTACCACGTATCATTGCTGAACGTGCAGACGGATACAGTTACGACCCGACAGGTGACCACTGGTTCACTATCGAGCTTAATAACAATTAGGTTGGATATGGATAGGCACCTGACGTTCACACCAGAAGAGACACAGATTTACCAGAGCTTCATGTTCATGACGCATTGGAATGTTTACAAGGTACAGAGGTGGTTTGAGTACCACAAAATGACGTTCGGAATTAACTTCTTTGTGAAGGGCGGGCGTTCTCAACTCGTGTACTCAGGCATATGGAGCGACTATTGGAACAAGATAGTGGACTCTGGTATGCTTGATAAACAGAAGTCTATACTCTTCATCGGCCCTATCTTCGACTATGCCCGTAATTCTGTAGCTCACGATGCTCAACTCCTTGCCTTAGATACTATGGTGTTTAAGGAGGTTGGCATGTGGGCTACGACTACTAAAGCACAGACAGAAGTAGAGCCGCAGCATTGGTATGACCCTCGGCTGTGCAACTACCATATCTTGATTTCGCAACACTTGCCATCAAGGTAACACATGGCCTACAAACAGAGTATGTTAAAGCTAATCAATGAAGACGATGATTGGATTTCTCTTCTTGAACAACTACAAGAAACACTAGACGATGCGTTCTTCGAAGACCTACATAGAATGGGCACCGACGAAGAGTATGAGTATGAGTACTTTCTGGAATTGATGCAGAATCTCGACTTAGAGCCTCTAGGTAGTGGACACTTCTCTTCAGTATTCGTATGCCCTTGGGACAACAGCAAGGTAATAAAAATTGGTGGGCTTCATCATGGCACCTCTCCTATGGGGGATGGCTGGACTTCATGGGCTGCTTTTTGTCTTAAACATCGTGGTAAGAATCCGCTTCTACCTTATATCCACCATTTAGTAGTACGTAATAGGTATTACGTTGCTTTATTGGATAGGTTGGAGGAAACAGACGGGGCGGCAGATTATTGGGTAAAAGATGCTATGGATGGCTTCCGCAACATAAATAAACGACATAGTAATAAAGATGCTTGGAAGCAAGGACGAGACTTAGCTAAGTTGCGAGGCGCATCTACGTTGCACTTTAATGATATGGGCGGAAGTAATACTCTAATGGAACCTAGCGGACAGCCTAAGCTTAGCGACCCTATGGGCTACTCAATAGAATCCTCTGACAAAGTGACTCGCATCCTTAAGAAACTCGGAGTTTACTATGACAATGATTAAAGGGTACATGAATGTGTACCGTTCAGGCTACTTCCATAGGGAAGGTAAGCCCGGAGGATACAACCGCCATGCTGGTGACTTCTACCCCACAGAAGCAGCAGCAAAGGCAGACATCGAGCCGCTATCTCACTACATCTGTACCGTAGCTATTGAATGGCCGGAAGAGGCACAGATTGAAGTTAATGCAGCGGACTCTAAACCAGTTCCTTTGGCCGTAACACGCCAGAAGGATTACAGAAAGGTAGCTTAACATGGATTTACTTCATGGACTAGGCTCGTATGACGTAGCTGCACTGTTCCTCCGTATCCCGTTGGGACTGTTCTTTATGGTTCGTGGTGGACAGAAACTGTTCTTCAAGGACAAAAGAGATGCGTTACTACGGACTCTGTTAGCAGACAAAGTACCGTATCCTGAGTTCAACAAGTGGTTTGTTCCGTTCTGGCAGTTCGTGGCTGGTGCCATGCTAGTGTCCGGCTTTGGTACAATCGTTGCTGCTGCTATACTTGGGTTAATCATGCTTATAGCTCTGTGTGCAGACAAGATTGAGGAAGTGCGTGTTAAGCGTAATCCTCAGAAGTGCGAAGACTGGTTATGCTGTATTGCGTATCTCTTTGAGAGCGTATCCGGTTTAATCTTTATTGCTCTTATCTTAGCTGGGCCGGGTATCTATAGCCTTGACAATCTGTTGTTCCCTAAATGAGTTACTACCAAGAACCCTCAAACGATGAGACTCTGTACTTCATGTCACTCCTGATTATTATTCTGGTGGTACTATGGAGCGTGTGAGTCTTATCCATACACATCGAGGAATAAAGAAGTACCTCGGTACAATTAGTCATATAGGTGGTATAGCCTTTTGTACTATCCCACATAAAGCAAGTCGTAAGATATACATTGGGCTAGTTGGCCCTAAAGAAGATTTTCTTGAAGTCTTGATACACAAGTACGAACCAAATATCACTATGGAACAAGCTATAGTGGATGCCCACAATCGTATCCTGAAGTCTAAACCAAAGACTTGGGCGGATTCGTATAGTGCTCAAGCATTGAAGAAAGCCGAAGAACTCGGCTTGTGCAAAGAGTACATAAGTGCTCTTGAAGATGATGTTAGGATTCAGTCACAATGGAAATGACAGATACTCTAGCAACTAAACTCGGCAACGCTGCTGCTCGTGCCGTGAAGATGGGCTACGCTCCTTATGTGGAGAGAGTTCATATCCGTGCAGTTCTTGGCATACAGACAGATAATCCACTGGGCCTTGTATTCGTGGATTTATACAACGTAGTAGCTAGGAGAACAAGGGATGATGTGCTACAAAGACAGAACCTATTGCGGGTCGCCTAACTGCGTTAACGCATGTGGTCGTCAATTTACTGACGCTGACCGCAAGGCGGCGAGGATATGGTGGGGAAGTGAAGACTTCCCGCTTTGCATATCGTACTTTTGCGGTAAACCGGAGGAGAAAGATGTGGTTAAGTTGGACACTAGTAATTCTGTGTCTACAGTGCAATCCGAAAGTACTGGTAATTGAAAGATTACCCGACTATCAAACCTGTGCAGAAGCAGTTAACATTGCTTATGAACAGTACTCACAGTTACCTCTCGGAGTAGAGGTTCGTTTAACTTGCATAGAAGAAAGAGAATCATGAACACTAAGAAGACTATTACAGTACAAGACAAATACTCATGCAGCCCGAACAGCATGACGTTCAAGGGCCGCGATGCTCAGACGGTAGAAGCTCTTATGGCCGCTGGCGACCTGGGTATTACCTCTTTAGAAGTTAGCTCATGGGCTTTCCGCCTGAGTGCCTATATCTTCAACCTTCGTAAAGAAGGCTTGACAATCGACACGCGTACTGAAGACCATGATGGTGGCTCACACGCTAGATATGTACTTCGTGACAGCCTTGAGGTTGTTGAACCACAAGCCCTAGCGGCCTAAGCCCTTGGCTACAGCTAATCTGACTCGTATGTAGTATGTCAGACGAACAATGGTTGGATGTAGCTAGGTCATTACCCGCTGGACGTAAGGTTCGTATCCCATGTTGCAAGCTCGATAACTCAATGCTCGTTAGTCATAATGAGCGTGGCTATAGTGGACATTGTTTCCGCTGTGGTAGGAGTGAGTTCGAGCCGCATGGTGAACGGCGCATTGCTGATATTATCCGTCACAGGACGGAGCTTGCTTACATGCAGCAGCAAAGCGTAACGCTACCTGAAGACTATACTCTCGATGTGCCGATGGCGAAAGCCGGGTGGTTCATGAAGGTAGGAATCAGTCCTGAGCTTGCTCGGCAGTATCGGATAGGATACAGCCCTAGCTTTGATAGAATAGTGTTGCCTATTTATAATGAAGCGGACGACTTAGTTGCCCTTCAGATGAGAGCATGTAAAGCAGACCAAAAGCCTAAGTATCTAAACCCTACAGGCCCTAAAGTTAATGGAGCCGTGTTCTGGTCTAACAGCACTTTAGAAGGTGCTGGGGTTGTTACTGAGGATATACTGAGTGCAATCAAGGTCGGTAAGGTCTTGAACGCAGCAAGTATCCTTGGAACTAACATGACCGACGAACGGGCCTTGAAGATTGCAAGGCGTTGGAGAAGGCATGTGATACTATGGCTCGACCCGGATAAAGCCGGGTGGAAAGGGACAGTAGAGGCTGTCCGGCAACTCACCATGCAGGGTTGCACGGTCTCACGGATTGTATCCGAGAAAGACCCGAAGCACTACAACCTAGAGCAGATAGAAGAATACATACAAAGGAGCACTAGGATTGATTGATATAATTCTACTACGCATTATGAAGGAGAAGAGTGAGTACCTTAAGTTAGCTCACTCCATCCCGACTAAGGCGTTAGACCCTAAAACGCAGGCACTACTGGAAGACTTCGGAAAATACTTCCAGAAATTTCCTTCGCATGACAGAATTGACTTAAAGGTATTTTTACCCCGGTTCAAGCACTGGCATGTCGGTATGACGGATGAACAATTTAATTCGTATATCGGAGTACTAAGGAACATCTCAGAGGACGTAGACGAAGAGACCCGCAATGGTATCCTCGCTGACCTCATGGAACTAAACCTTGGTACAAAGGTGGCTAACCTTGTAGCACAGTATGATGCAGGAGAACTTGAACACTCCTTACCAGACTTAATTGGTGCAGAGTTAGACACGTACAAGATTAACATTGGTGCTAAGGCTGCACAGTGGAATGATACTCCCATTGAGGAACTCTTGATGGAAGATGTGAACGAGGATGGCCTTCGCTGGCGTCTCGACTCACTCAATTCCCACATGCGGCCTCTACGTCCCGGTGACTTTGGTATCATTGCTGGTAGGCCGGATAAGGGTAAGACCTCATTCCTAGCCTCAGAGATTTCGTATCTCGCCCCGCAGTTACCCGAAGACAGGAACGTAGTTTGGTTAAACAACGAGAGCACTAGCGGTAAGATTGTTAAACGCATCTATCAAGCTGCATTAGGCAAGACCATCACTGAGATGGTAGAGATATCGCAGAAGAAACAACTCAAAGGAATGTATGAAGAAGTCATGGGTCGTGTCGATAAGGTACGTGTCATTGACATTCATGGTTTCCATGTTGGTCAGGTTGAAGCAATCCTTGAACGGAGCAATCCGGGTCTTATTGTCTATGACATGATTGATAACATCCGGGGGTTCGGTAACGAATCTAGGACGGATTTGCAGTTAGAGAAGATGTATCAGTGGGCCAGAGAACGTGCCGTTAAATACGGCTCCGTTGGCTTAGCTACTTCACAGATTAGCGTAGAGGGAGACGATAAGATGTTCCCTACACTTTCGATGCTGAAGGACAGTAAGACGGGTAAGCAAGGTGCATGTGACTTCCAGCTAATGATTGGTGCTGTGAATGACAAGAGCTTTGAGTACAGCCGCTTTCTATCAGCACCGAAGAACAAGCTACGACGAGACGGAGTTAGCGGTGACCCGCATACTGAAGTCAGATTCCACCCGCAGACATCAAGGTATGAAGACCTGTCACTAGATGACAAGTCAAACCTAGGAGTCATGGCGGCAAGGGCTTCAGAACCTGTAGACGGAGTAACTACTGAATGACAACACTTGCATACAAGGATGGTGTTCTCGCAGCAGACTCGCGGGTATCCGCTGGTCTGACTAATGTTGGTACTACCATAAAAATCAAACAGACCCCGAAGTACTTAGTAGGTATTGCGGGTAACTTAGACATCGGACAACAGTTTATCCGGTGGGTGCAGTCCGACTTCAATGTAACAGCAAAGCCATTCGTCCCGATTGATTCGGGCTATGATATTGCTGCTATTGTTGTGGACAAGAAGGGTAGGATTCGTACATACGATAACTTACTTATCCCAACTGAATACTCTGCGAAGTTCTATGCCCTAGGTTCTGGGTCTGACTTTGCACTTGGAGCGATGGCGCACGGAGCTACTGCGAGGGAGGCTGTTAAGATTGCAGCCAAGTTCGACATAGCTACGGGTAGTCCCTTTCGTTCTGTAACCTTTAAGAAAGGCAACAGTGCTAAACGATAAACAATTACTCGACCTGTACCTGAAACATGGACGCAGGACTGAGGATGTTGCTCAGATAGTATTCGAGCAACACAATGAAATGATTGCCGGGCGTACTATACGCCAACGCCTAGCGAAGGCATACCCCGGCTACGCACTCAAGGGTTTCAGTGCTGGCAAGCCTGTTCCCGAAAGTGATAAAGAAGATACTCGTCCAATTGCAGCCGGACGAGCAGAAGCTCCAGACAAGGCAAGGCGTAAGCTCGATGGTAAGAGATTCGTGTTTACCTCTGCACAGAATAACACCTTCGTTCATGAGAACTTCCTCTCTGCGCTGATGCGCTTTGTTGATAAGAACGATGCTCAGCTAGTGGTAAGCCGTTTCTCATACAACAAGAACGGTTTCCAAAATGGGCAGAAGGACGACGGTGCATTGTGGTATGATGAACGTTTGCATGACTACTTTATAGACGAGTCGTGTACTGTAGCTAACGATTTAGTGTGGTGTGGTGAGTTAGATATTCTACCTACTGCTGTTCAACCTCTTAGTGGGTTTGAAAACTACACTCATGGTAGCTCTGGTATCTTCCCGCACGTAAAGCTACAGATGCAGTCCCTTCCGCGTATGAAGGGTGACGACCCACGATTCATGTACACTACTGGTGCAGTTACTTTACGTAATTACATCCAGCGTAAGGCCGGTCAGAAGGCGGATTTCCACCATGTATTCGGCGCTCTCTATGTAGAGATTGACGACAACGGTGTATGGTTTGCTAGACAGCTTGTAGCTGATAGTAATGGTACGTTCTATGATTTGACTACTCGGTATACACACGATGGTATCACAGAGGGTCACAATGTAGAAGCCTTGAACTATGGTGATATTCATATAGAGAAGATGGACATGGATGTAGAGTCCGCTACGTTTGCAGATAACAAGGAGTCGATGTTGGAAGTCCTTAATCCGACTTTTCAGTTCATCCATGACCTCAGTGATTTTGCTGCGCGTAATCACCACAATATCAAAGACCCGTTCTTTATTGCTGAGAAGCATTTCCAGAAGAATAGCAACGTTGAGCGTGAGCTTGATATGGCGACAGCCTTCTTGAAACAGATTACCCGTAAGGGCCGCATCGCAGTAGTGGTGGAGAGCAATCATGATATGGCATATCAACGCTGGCTTCGTGATGCAGACATCCGACAAGACCCAGAGAACGCTGAGTTCTTCCATGCGAGTAATGCACGGTTGCACAAAGCTATCAAAGATAATGACGCGAAGTTTAACATCTACGAGTGGGCGCTTACACGAAAGGAACATTTACAGAATGTTATCTTCCTCAGAGAAGACGACAGCTTCGTTATCTGCAATGACATTGAAGCAGAAGAAGTTGAGGGTCGCATTTTGGGCGGTGTCGAGTGCGGTATGCACGGTCACCGGGGGCCAAACGGAGCGCGTGGTAACCCGCGTGCTATCAAGAAGGTTGGACGAAAGTGCAATCTCGGCCATATGCACTCTGCTGGAATTGATGATGGCACGTATGTTGCTGGTGTCAGTGCCACCCTCGACATGGGTTATAACAAAGGCCCATCAAGCTGGTCTCATTCGCACATCATTACTTATCCCAATGGTAAACGAACTATCGTCACTATTAAACAAGGAAAATGGAGAGCATGAGCTGGAACAATGTAATTCCGGCACACCTTCTTGATGTTCCTCTTAAGCAGGATAAGCCTGTTCCAGAGGCCAAGGAAGTTGCCGAAGATAAAGAAGGACGGAAAGATGCAGAACGAAACCAAGCCGTTTGTTGACCCTCGCGGTCAGGGCCTAAAGTATGATGCAGGGAAGCTTATGTTCTCTCTGCTTACTCGTGGTCTCGCTATGCCGCTACGTGTCGTAGCTGCCGTACTTACATACGGTGCTTTGAAGTATGATAAGGATAGTTGGAAGACTGTCCCACAAGCAAAGGAGCGTTATGAAGACGCACTCGACCGCCACCTCAATGCGTGGAAGATGGGCGAACAGTTCGATGAAGAGAGTGGTTTGCACCATCTTGCTCACATCGCTTGTAATGCTCTGTTCCTCCTGTGGTTTCAAATCAACGGGGACGTTGGTGGTTCTTACTATACCTTTCGAGACCCACGGAACAAAGGCTAAATGAAAAATACAATTTGGCTAGATGTCGATGGAGTGCTCTTGGATTACACTAGAGCCTTCCTTGAGTTCACTGGCCTCGGTAAGAAGGGAGTTACATACGACAACCTGTTCGACTATGACCTGACTAAACTGTTCCCAAGTGCAGACGCTTGCTACGCAGCTATGTTAGAGTTCACTAAGTCGGAACGGTTCATGTATCTCCAAGCGATTGCTAAGCGGCGTGATGTAGAGATGTTGAAGAACATCGGCTTTACGCTTAAGGTAATCACACAGTTACCAACTGACAGTCCGTTTAAGGTGAATCGTGTACGTAACCTTACTACCTTCTTTGGCCCAGTGTTCGATGAAGTCATCTTCACTGACCGTGGACAGAGTAAGCTCGACTACATCATCGAACGGCCTGAATATCGTCAAGGTCTGAACTGGCTCATTGAAGACAACCCGATTCTCCTTGTGGAAGTCGATGCGTTCATTGGACAACAGATTAAGATTCACGGCGGTAAGACAAACCTGATGGCTATTGCTGTAGAGCATCCGTACAACACAGCTTCTCTGGCTACGCTAGAGCATCTTGTAGTTGTACCTAACTTCGAAGTAGCAGCAGACATCATTGCTAATGGAGTATACAATGGCTGATAAAGTCCTTATGCTTGCCAAGAACTACGACCTGAAGAAGCTAGTCTTCCCGTTGGTTCTAACGGAGAAGCTGGACGGAGCAGCCTCGGACTTCTATGCACTTCCTACGCATGGCGTTAACGCTCGTTCTCGTCAAGCTGAACCACTGTACTCAGTTGACCATATTACATTGTGGTTGACTGGTAAGTTACTTCCCGGCGACCACTTAATTTGTGAGTTGTTCGTCGAAGGGGGTGACTTCAAAGACATCTCTGGTATGGTACGCAGTCATGATACACAGCCTAAGTTAAAGGCATATGTGTACGACTTCTATACCGATACGGTCTATACAGGAGGCGATGATATGTCAGAGATTACGTACTCTCAACGGATGAAGATGATGGCTAACCGTGTAGGTAAGCACGTTACCCCAGACTCACCTGTGCAAATCATTCCCGGACATCAAATCCAAGATGTCATCGAGTTCCAAGATGCTGTAGAATCCTTCTTCAAGGCCAAGCCCAAAGCAGAAGGTCTAATGATTCGTTCTCTCTTTGGAAAGGAATCAGGCTACAACATAGGAAAGCGTTCATGGGGTATGCAGAGGCTTAAGCCTACTGGAACTATGGACTTACAAGTTCACAGCTTTGAGGAGGCTATAGATGGTGAAGGAAACCCTAAAGGGATGGTTGGGCGCATTAACGTACTCCTCAGTATTGGTGCTGATGATGACGGCAAGAATACCTTCAGCGATTATAGAATCATTGGGGCCGGGCCGGGAGCACTCACGCACTCGGAACGTATCGCCATCTGGGACAACCAGAAGCAGTACATCGGACGTATCGCAGAGATTGCATACAAACCAGATGATACCTATGATGCCCTTAGAGAAGCCCGCTTCTCGCGGTGGAGAGACGACAAGTCTGAACCCAATCAAGAATGAAAGAAATCTGGAAATCGGTTCCATCACACGTTGGTATATATGAGGTCTCTAATTTAGGTAATGTTAGAAGCTTACCCAAAGACAGAGGCTCATTTAAAAACGTCAAAGGTAAACTGCTCCGTCTGGTATTGAACTCACGCGGCAGATACAGAGTAGCCTTGTGGAAAGATGGTACATGGCGGTGGTGGCCTGTATCAAGACTTGTTCTAGCTGCTTTCATAGGCCCGCCTCCGAGTGAGGAACATCACGCAGACCATGTAAATGGTATCAAAACTGATAACAGGCTTACTAACCTAGAATGGGTTACACCAGAAGAAAATAATCTCCGAGCCATAAATATGGGACTTGGCGGTATAAACCTCAAGTATAGGAAATAACCATGTACATGATATGGGATTTGGAAACAGAGAACCATACTACCTACAAGCGGTTCGCTAATCCTTTCGACGATAAGAACTGGGTCGTTGCTCGTGGTTGGAAATTTCAAGGGGACGCTGCGGCCAGTTATTCCTATCACCCAGAACGTGATGGAAAGTATACGCACATACCCGAAAATATTACCATGATAGTTGGACACCATCTAAAGTTCGACTTACTGTATGAGTGGGATAATCCTGAATTAATTGCCTTCTTTAAGCGAGGCGGGGTTATCTGGGATACGCAACTGGCAGAGTATCTGCTTGAGGCTCAGCATCCTGACGTACACATGGTTGCATTAGATACTATCGTAGAGAGCTACGGTGGTAGGAAGAAGATTAATTCTGTTAAGGCCCTGTGGGAAATGGGTATGCTGACCTCTCAGATTGATAGAGATTTGTTGATTGACTATCTCATCGGTACTGAGGAAGAGGAGCGCAACTCAGGCGACATCGGCAATACTGAACTAATCTTCTTGGGACAGGTCAAGAAGGCCAAGGCTAGACGCATGGCTAAAATGATTATGGCCCGAATGGATAGCATGTTAGCTACCACTGAAATGGAATACAACGGTCTCAAAATTGATGTGACCGAAGGCAAACGAAGAACACGTATTCTTGAGGCTGACCTCGAACGTGTCGATGAGTCGTTGCTACAGTATATTCCAGAGCTACCTCCTGAGCTTGTCTTTAATTGGGCAAGCAATGTACACGTATCGAGCCTCATCTTTGGTGGGACGATTAAGTACGAGAAGGCTGCTCCGTATCTTGATGAGAACGGAGAGTACGTCCGTAAGATGGACGTGGAGGAATGGCCCACATACGGTGGAACTGCATATCACCCAGAAGACCCGCACGTTGCAGGGCTAGGCCCAGACACTTACACATCCGGTAAGCGTAAGGGTGAGATTAAAACCAAGAAGGTAAAAATCCCCGGAGAACTCAGACTGAAGAAGCAAGTCTTCTTGGTTGAGTTAGAGGGTTATACGTCCCCTGATGCTAAATGGCAGGGGAAGCAAGTAGATGGTTCTGGAAGCCCGATTTATTCGGTAGGTGCAGACATCATCGAGGAGCTTGGTAAGCGCGACATTCCGTTCCTTAAAGCTCTAGCCGAGAGACAGAATATCGTTAAGGACTTAGGTACATACTACCTAAGGTACGACTCGAAGAAGAAAGACTACGTTGGGATGTTAACGGCTGTGATGCGTGAGACGCATATCATCCACCACAACATCAACCATACGAGTACAGTCACTACCCGAACTTCGTCAGATAAACCTAATCTACAGAACATCCCTACCGCTGGTACATCAGAGGTAAAGAAGATGTTCATATCCCGCTTCATTAACGGGAAGATGATGGAAGCTGATTATTCTCAGCTAGAAATTATCGGTCAGGCTATCTTGTGTAAAGACAAGAATCTCTGCGAAGATATACGGAACAAGGTAGACTTCCATTGTAAGCGTGTCAGCGTTAAGCATGGCATATCTTATGAGGATGCCCTTGCATGGTGTAAGGATGAAAACCATCCTGACTTCAAGAATGGTAAAGAAGAAAGACGGAAGGCAAAGGAATTTTCCTTCCAACGTGCATACGGTGCAGGTGCAGCAAGCATTGCTGAAAGCACAGGCATGAGCGTCGATGAAGTCAAAGACCTTATCGAAGCCGAAGAAGCTATGTACCCCGGAGTTACGGAGTTCAACGATGTAGTAGAGCAAGCTGTTAAGCTATCTGCTGTTCCGTTCAAAGACCCGTTCCGTGGGTTCAAGACCTATAGACGAGGCTACTGGCAAGCTCCTACTGGGACGATGTATACGTTCCGTAGTTATGATGCTCCAGCCTTCTTGCGAGAGAAGGGTATTGAAGACTCGTTTAAGCCGACTGAGATGAAGAACTATCCAGTGCAGGGAACATCGGGGGAGATTGTACAAATCATCCTTGGTCGCCTGTGGAGACACTTCCTCAGTACTGATAACTATGAAGGTGGAGCATTGCTCTGCAACACAGTACATGATTCTGTTTGGCTTGATGTCAAGCAGGAACTTGTAGACCAAGTTGCACACGATGTTAAGACCATTATGGAGTCAGTGCCCGAAGCTCTATTTGAACTGTATGGTATGGAAGTTGAAGTTCCGTTCCCAGTTGAAATTGAAGTCGGGGATAACTTGTACACTAAGCACGTAGTTCACACTAACTAAGGAGAGCAATATGAAGACCAATGACATTAGGGCGCTAG